TTCTAGTGTAGACTCTACAAAGTAATCCGGTACTGTTTTACCATTGATAACGACATCTTTACTAGAGATATGCTTCTTGAAAGCATTGAGTTGCTCTGCTAGATCTTTCGTCGTAGAGACGACTTTCTTGTTATCGATGGCATTGATCTTGTCTGCAACTTCTGCCATGACTTTTGCACACTCTATTACATCAGCATTACGCTTGATGACATTACCATAGCTTGTCTTGACAGCATTAGTACGTCCTGTGAACAACGCAGCCATCTCTTCTTTTAAGGACTGCCTTTCTTGCTTTAACTGTCTTACTCGTTTTAGATCAGAAGAGAAGTCTTGATTGAGTCCTGTGGGAGAGGATAACGCTATCCCTAAGTTTTTCTGGAAAGTCTCCATATTGAACAAGAGTTCTTTATGGACATCAGAGAACTTATTCAAAAGACTGATATAAGCAAGATAAGTCCCTGTATAGTACTGCGGGATCGGGATGATAGCGTCCATGATATCAGTATACTGAGACTTAGAGACTTCTCTGACATCGACTTGTCTTACATGACTAAGATAAGACAGTGGTTTGTCATCAAAACCAAGCTTCTTCGCAAAGTTATTAAAGCTATCAATGATAGACGGGATGATACGTTTGATCGCATCGAGAAATCCTTCTTCTGAGTAAGTAAAAGACTCTACAGAAGGTGTTAAGCGATAGGTCAGCATATATTGCAAAGACCCATGATCCAAGGTATCGATATAGCGCATAAGACGATAAACTCCAGTAAAGATAGATAAAGATGATATATGTGTCGCGTACGACTCATAGAGTTTTTAATCGAAAGGATTATGTAATGAGCTTTTTCAAATAAGAGGTACAGAACAACATGAACATGGTGCGTATGAATACAAAACTAGCATCTCCAGTGAAACCCTTGATCAATGTGGGGTGTCTTTTTGACATCCCCACAGGGACCTTTATTACGGGTATTCATGGAGAGTCTATTTTAAATGGTGGGATGAGTCGTTTTGATGCGATCATCGGTAGTGGTAACTTAGGTAAATCTACTTTAGCGCACTACAGAAACATCGTAGGCTGTTATCGCATGGGGGATAATGCTTCTATCTCCGTCTACGATACTGAAGTCAACATCCAGGAGTCTAGACTACAGCAGTTTATTAATGAAGCCACTCATGGAGAAGGTGCTAACTGGATCGAAGAAGGCAAATGGTCTGTCTCTGATAAAGACTCTGTCCCTGGGGAAGTGTGGTTTGATGAGTTTAAAGCGTTCATGGAGAGCAAGATCGAAAGTAAAGAGATCTTGGTAGAGACACCTTTTAGAGACAGAGTCAATGATAAGGGAGTAGTGAATCCATTAAAAGTACCTATGCCTACGTTTGTACTATTAGACTCTATCACGAACTTCCAGACCAAAGATACTACTAAGATGCGTGATGATGTCACGATAGGTGATAGTAAAGCCAATATGCTCTACATGACCCAGAATAGAAACAATACACGTGTCATCAATGAGACCCATTCCTACTGTGGTGCATCATCTACTTACGTGACGATGACCGCACATGTAGTCGAGAAGATCCAGATCGACCCTTATGCTCCACAGGTGAAAGTACTACCAGCTTTGAAGAACAACTTAAAGATCAAAGCACCACCGGACTTCACGTTCTTGACGATGAACTGTTGGTGGCTCGCAGGATCATCTCCTTTGATCAGTAAAGACCGTACCTGTGAATATCCGATCCAAGGAGAAGAAGGCGTTAAAGATGATACTGATCTTAATCTCGTGTATGTGACACAACTTCGATCTAAATCTGGTGCTTCTAACATGAGTTTGGATGTCATTATCTCACAGAGACAAGGTGTGCTCGGATCTTTGACTGAATTCCACTATCTACGCAAGAATAACTACTTTGGTTTGATCGGTGGTGATAAGAATTATCATTGTGCACTCTACCCTGAAGTGAAATTAAATCGTGTGAAAGTAAGGTCTGCTTTAGATCAAGATCTTAAGCTTGCAAGAGCGATCAACATCTGTGCAGAGTTATTGCAATGTATCCGCTATGCAAAGATTGATCCAAGGCTTGCCTGTCAGCCAGAAGTCCTCTATGAAGACATCAAGAACCTCGGTTATGACTGGGATATGATCTTAAGTCAAACGAGAGGCTGGTGGTGTCCTTTGGATCAACACCAGGATAGTTATTTCTTATCTGTGTTGGATCTGTTAAAGATGCGTGTCGGTGAGTATCATCCTTACTGGTTAGAGGATGATAAGAAAACCATTAATGTTGGGAAAGATAGTAAAGGTAAAAAGTGAGTATGACTATGCAAGAAGTGCAAGATAACAACGTAGAAGCTGCTTTTGAAGAGTTAAAAGCAGATATGAAGTCTCGTGAAGAGCATGATATCGACGCCGGAGACTGTGATCTTTATCAAGAAGTGAAAGGGATGTTTGAGCGTGCTGGTCATCCAGATCCTGATGCTTGGACACTAGGAAGACTCAGTCCTGATGATCTTAAAGGATCTCCGATGAGTTACCAGAGATTGATTATCAATAGAGCCTTGAGACTTAAATTGGGTAAGTACGAAGAAGATACTCGTGATCAGCGGTTCTTGCTGGTAGACAGTGGTAGTAAAGAAGACTGGATGGACAACTTAAAACCAACGATCAACTTCATCACCAAAAGAGATAAGAAGGCTTTGGAAAGCTTAGACGATGAAGTCCCAAGTGACGAAGTCAAAGTAGACAGAGGTGATGGTGATGGCAACAGTGAGTAACATCAAAAGAAAAGTAGTCACGGATTTCATCTTAGAAGCCATTGATGATATCTTACCTGATGGTTTCAATAGAGATCGGATGGATAAATACTTAAATAGCCTCAGTGATGAGGCTTTTGAGCAGTATCTTAAAGACCTTAATGATGAGAAAGAATATCTCTCTGTGATCGCACCCAATGGTGCAGAAGTAAAGTTAGATCTTGCAAGAAACTTTGCTGTTGCTAAGAAATACAACATTCCTTTGTACCAAAGACTGTGGCTGAAGACCCCTGACAATAGGGGTCACTACCTCACCCAGGATGAGTATCTGATCCTAAGACTTCCTGTAAGACGTCAGTCACAGATCCTTGATAAGAAGAAATCCATCCCTGATAACAACAAAACCATCGATAACCTCACAGGACAACCTGCGGGATCTTCTAAAGGTGCTAAGATCTCTTATCCTGAAGTACAGATGCTAGCAGCTACAGGCTTAAATGAAACCTTGACAGAGTTCTTGAAGTATCGTGGTGGGGATAAATACGGAATGCAACAGATGAACATCTCTATCAACAACACTGGTGGTGTCTCTTTGAAAGCAATAGAGCCTTACTCTGGTAGAGTCAAATCCACAGATGCACTACACGTACATCTGACATCGATGCATCTTAAGAACAATCTCTAAGGAGGAGTTACTATGGCATTATTACCTCCAGGTAGCAGATTTCATGCTGGTGAGACAGAGACCTATCAAGACTCTACTGAACCTTACGTGAAATCTACGCGAGCAGATACTTCTTTAAACCATGACTACGTCAAAGCCGTGTTATCTGAAGCCATCTCTTTGACTTTAGATAAAAGGGTGAGTCGTGATAAAGCCAATGCTGATATCCGCACCCAACAGAAGCAGATCTTCATGGATATCGTCACTAGGTTCAAGGTACACACGCTTTTAAATAAAGAAGTTCTGAAGAAGCTATTAGAGTCGATATTCAAGAATGAGACCAATATGGATCTCATCTTGACCTTAAGATGCGTGTTCTTTGCATTACTCGATCTTCCCGGTAATGAATACCACACCTTCTTCAAGAAGATCGTATACCAGATCCGTATCCCAGATGGTAAGGAATGTTTAATATCCAATAGCCTGATGCAACGGATCACGACGACTACTAAAGAAGAGATGGAGAGTATCTTGAAGGACAATGACTTCTTGATCCCCATCATCTTACTGAACTTGCATTTCAACATCAGTGATATCCAGGGACTATGAGTGAGGAAGTCTATCAGAAAAGAGGGGTCGGGATCTACATAGATCTCGATACCCTCTTGGATACCCGTATGGGGACAATGATGATGCTAGATCCTGAACAAGGGATGGTAGTGATTGATGATGATGGTTACTATTGTCGTGTAGAAGAAGTATTCCCTGGTTTTGATAAAAAGGTCTTTGATGAAGCTTATTTAAAAAGAGATCGGAATACACTAGAGCACTCTGCTGTATCGAATATGATCTTTGTTTTAAAAGAAGCAGTTGCTGATCTTAAGGTCAAGGTCTATGAACATCCTCTGTATAACGACGTCATCGTCTATGTCAATATCCATCCGTATCAGCTAAGTGATGTCGAGAAAAGTGATCTTCATGGAGTACTAAGACAGCATCTCTTGGATATGGCAAAGATTGAGTTTATTGATGTATCTTTAGAGGATCTGGATTGTGCTTGGGTATATACTCATGTCTCGCATCTATTCATGTATCACTTCGATGTCTGGTTAAATGCAAGAGCAAAAGCTTTAGCCCATCGAGGACTTCCTTATATCAGTTTGTATTGTCCAAGGATATTCTTTGAAAGAAAACCTACTGAGGAAGAGATAGAACAGTTGAAAGGATGGCTTGAGGTCAATGACTTTGATCATTTTGACTTCATTGAGAAGACCTATATGCCATTACTACAGATCCATTTCTTACCAGTAGATCACTTCTGTGTGATCAATGATTACGCAGAGCGTATAGGTACAGATAGAACAAGTGAAGAGTTAAGTTGAAAGAGCACCCTGTACACTGGAGTGATCTGGTGTACAGGGACATATGACGTCATAAACCCTAGCTACACCTATCATGGGTGTAGCTAGGTATAAGTATGTTTTCTTACAATGCTGCTTGTCTTTGCTGAAAATCATCGACATTGAGATTGGATTCTCCTACCATGGTCTCGTCTAAGACGTAATCTCGTTGACCATCTGTCTCATCTAAAGAAGTACGGTTAAGGTTACTACCATTGCTGTAGATAGCATCTCTAGGGGACAATGTTGACAAGATCTCAGCTACCAACGCTTTATTAGCGACCAGTTTATCAACATTGGCATCATCAGACTTGATCCGTTTATTGGTCAGTGCTTGATGATCCATATCCCGTAAAGTCTGCATGAGGAGTTTAGATAGATCCTCATTACGGATAAGTTCTTCGTATGTACCTTGGGAGGAGATGGCTGAGACGATACTTTTGCGTATCGTCTGGGTATATTTAAGATCCTCTTCTATGGGATCTAGAGTTTCTACTACATCTGTCATGTCTTTATATCCTGTATTCAAAGCTACTTGAAATATACATTATACCACTAGAGTAGGATATCCTACTCTGTTCTAACAAACACAGGAGAGGTCTATGTGAATATCATCTCAAAAATGTTCATCAACGCGGTAGTTTCACAGTATCTGAAAGGATATCACGTGGATCGCTTGCGAAGGATCCTTCCTCTGGTGAAGAAGGAAGCGTCAACCGCTAAGCAAAAACAAGAGACGTTGGACACTATCATCTCTGGTTTTGATGATATCAGAACAAGTTATCCATCGATCAGCCATCTCTACCAAGCCGTCAGATATCGAGTACACCACTATCAGGATCTTGAGCATTTCACTCATGATCCTTACAAAGCAGAGTACCAAGACAGAAATGCCTTGGACTACTTTACCGTCTATGAAGGCAGTTATTTGATCCAAGTAGACAGTGTACTGGATCTCATTAATCAGATAACGTTATTATTACAGGATATCTCTCAAGAAGAGAATCCTGCTAGACGTGCTATCAAAGAAAGACTCTCGCATGATGTCTTACGTGATAGCCAGATGACACTATGTCATTTCTTAAGAAGCTACATCAGTAAGTAGAACACTGATGAAAATCCTGTTAAGCAGAGGTCACTATGAAGAAAACTATCAGGTCAGGTGAGAATCCCTTAGATCCGATCTTAAATAGCCCAGATAAAAAGAGTAAAGAAACCAATAGTAGTGCTGGTGGGATACTCGCACGCTGGTATCGCACGATACTCCATGATCTCAAGATCACTGGTACTAGGTTCAGTGAGTCATTGTCAAGATACTTAGAGATCATCTATCCCAATAACAACCTTGCTGCTTCTAATGCTAGAGGTAGTTTCCATAAGAAGTTCAGTGAACCTGAGTTTACCTGGAAGGTATTCTTAGAAGGCCTTAGGGTATTAGGTGTTGAGAAAGTCGATTTCAATATCACTTTACACAATGCTGATGGTTCTAAATCTACCCATTCTTTAGATGTGTTACTCATGGGTAAAGAAGATGCTTTAAAATACTTACAGGAATGGCGTAAGGATCACGGTATCCATACAGCCGATCCTGAGTATCTAAAAGTGCTAGAGGAACAACGTCAGAAAGTCAAACAAGATATCCAGAGTAACATCGACTACTATGCAGACTCAATGCACAAAATCCGTAAAGCAGAGAGAAAAGAGATCCATCGTCCTCATGTCAGAGACAGTAAGAAAGGGAAAAACCATGCTCCAGAAGAAACATCAGAAGCTGATCAGTCCTGAGAGTGTGGAAGAGCTGATCCGTGAAGATGGGGTCAACCATATCCGTATCGACAATCGTGGTAGTACGAAGTTAGGGAGATGGTTGGATAGCCAATGGATCTCTCCTTTCTACTATCCAGGTCTAGGACAGTTTACCAATACAGAAGGTTTCTGGCATTTCATCAGTAGTGATCGACCGATAGAGTTATTAAAAGTCATCTCAGGTCATGAATGCAGGAAACAGATCCGTGATATGCGTCTTGCGGGTAACTACCACAAGGTGCGTATCCCTAACTTCTATGAACATATCCGATATGCCAATTACTTAAAGATCGAACAGTTTCCATTACTGAAGAAAGCTTTCATTGAGTCTGATCTTCCTTTGAAGATGTATTACATCACGGAAGATGAGGAGGGTAGAACATGGTTTAATGATACCCATGTGACCCACCCAAGACTTTCTAATCTGGTGAAGCTTCGAGAAGCTTACCAGAGAGATGAAAATCTGGTGTTACCTGTACCAGATATCAGTCCAATCTTAAAACATCACAAACGCTTTGCTTCGCAGGGAAAAAACACATAAAACTCCTATGTTGTTATTTCGGTGGTCTACTTCGGTAGACCATCATCTTTTTTTTTATTTTTTTGAGGGTATTTATGGCCAATACGAAGTACGCTAGTACGAAGTACAGACATGATGTCCTCTGCGTATACGGAGGTCATCATGGCTAAAAATATCGAAGGAGACAATGGTAAAAAAGGTGGTTCATCACCTATCGCAGATCCTACCCCTAAAGGATCCTGGTCTACGATCAGAGACAACTCAAAAGCAGCGCCAGATGCTTATAGTGAGGAAGGCAATAGCCACTACATCTCTGAGTTTGGTGGTATCGCAAATAAGATCTCCCAAGTGGCTTCTCAGTTAAAAGGTGGGGAGAAGGTATCCTTATCGACGATATCAGGATTCTTAGGTGGAGTAGGTAATGCTTTATCTGGTATCACTTCTACCGTAGATCAAGTCAGAAGTAGCTTATCTGGAGATAACATATTCGATAAACTCTCAGGGATCGCCAACATCTCTCACTCTACCTTGACTCAGATGGGAGTAAATAACCTCCCCAACATCGCTGATAGCTTAAGTCGTGGTCGTGAGATCTATGGTAATATCAACAATACTTTATCCAGGATAAGAAATACAGACTTCTCTAAGGTCAGTAACCTCTTTGGTATGGTAGAAGAGTTGACAGGATCAGATGTCTTTTCTTTGTCTAAACTAGGCGGACAAGCCGATTACTTAACAGGGCTTGTGCGGGATATCATGGATAATGACATCCCAGGATCATTGCATGCTTTAAAAGACATCGTCAAGAACAACCCTTACAGAGATAGGATCGTAAAAGATGTCTATCCCAAAGCTGTAGATAAACAAGATCTCTCTTCTATCAGAGCGATGACGGATATTGTTGGCGTCAAGAAGTTCAATACGCTTACTTCTAATCCGCATCAGCAAGGTAATTTCAGAAATGTGTTATCCTCTAACTGGAAGAAAGAGCATGAGTACGCAGATAAACCTACTATGGAAGTCTATCAAGATCTCAAAGAGACCTTGAAGAAGACTTCTGTAGATCAGGATTGGTTGTATACCAAAAGAGGTAATGATCTTACCATAAATGCTAAAGATTATACTTCTGCTTCTGAGAGATTTAAAGAGCTATTCAAGAAAGGCTGTCAGGTCAGTAACCGTATTAGAGTACTGACTGATGAACATATCAACGACAGTGTCAAAGATGAGATCAATGCTGATGATAATACCAGAATGGATGATGAGAAGTTCTTGATCATGTTAAGTCTAGGAGGAAGCTCTGTCAAATCTGCAATCAAAAGAGATTTTGGCAGAGTGGTGATTGAGAACAATGATATCAGGATAAATACATGATCGATACTGACAGAATCAATGCTCGTAGTGAAGACGAACGTACCAACTGGGTACAACGGGCTTTTTTCATGCGCAACATCACTGAACACAATGAAGGCGTAGATCCTGAAGTGATGTTTGCAAGAGTTTATAACACAGCGATGATGAAGTTTACCGATACGACTCCTGGTGGGAGTCTAGCGGTGAACCCTTTACCACAGCCTTCAAGATGGACAGATCCACCGGTGTTAAAAGAAGGAGAGAATGCCAATAAGTACAATACAGAGACATTTCTCTCTCCTTACTACTCGGAGATGTACGATGATCATCAACAGGTGGTCTATTTTAGATTTGGTGTCCCTGTATTTAACTCTATCACGGGTTTTTATAGTAGATTCTATTCTCCTTCGTACGGAAGATTTGTCAGGACTGGTGGTGCTGCATCAGACGTCACAGCAGTGATAGGGGAGTTTATCGGTGCTACGGTAACATTACCTTTAAGAATCGTTTCCTTAGGGTTAAGTGCTGTCGGTATCGTTGGGGATACGATAGACAAGATAGGATCATTCTTGTCAGGCAAATCCTCTCAGTTGTACTACATGAAACCTACTATGCCTTTGTACTGGTCAGCAGCACAAGGGATATTGAACCATATTGCAGTCAATAAAGGATTCTTAGCACCTCGAGTAAGGGAAAGTGACCATAGTACAACCTCAGACAGAGATCCGAGTTGGACACCTAGTGGAGCTGAATTAGAGTATCTTAGAAGACACTTCGGATCTATAATCACTGATAAAGGTAACATCAACCTTTATGGTGTTGCTACTCGTGCACAACGCGCGTATATGAAGCAACTAAGTGATCTCAATGCTTCTGGTAGTAGTGATCTGAAAAGAGAGATGGTCAAACGTTACAAGTCTGGGATCAATGCGACCTATCGTAACGTCATGGATCCCCATATCACCGACATCAATAGAGCTTCTGCTAGATGGTTCAGTAGTAGTCATGGGAGAACCAATGATGAATCTGGCGATGGATTGATAGATCCTACTGCTTCTGTCAGTAAAGCAGATCCAGATTCACTGTTGTCTATTATCAAAGGTGGTTTGCATGACGGTGCTGAGTTTGTAGGATTTCGGGTGACTACGACTGGTGGTGCACAGGAATCGTTCTCTAACTCTTTTAAAGAATCAGAATTGGCACAATGGATCAACAATACTTCCTCTGCAGCAAGATCTTTTAAATTCTCTGCGAACAATGGTAACCTTGGGGGCGGTGCATTGATGCAAGGGATCCAAGGGGTGGTTTCTGGTGCGATGAAGTCTATCGAGGGTGTTTCTGAGAAGTTAGGTCTTGGGGGATTATTTGCGTTATCAGGCTCTGCCTATGCAGAAGTACCTAAGTTTTGGGATAGAGCAGATGCACAACTCTCAACCAAATCTTACACGATAGATCTCATCTCTCCTTATGGCGATGTCTTCTCCCAGCTGATCAACATCTACATGCCTTTGTCGTTATTGTTAGCAGGATCATTGACCAGATCTACTGGTAGACACAGCTACACTGAACCTTTTTTGTGTCAGGTCTTTGATAAAGGTCGTGCACAAACAAGACTCGGTATGGTGAAATCGATCTCGATCAATAGAGGTAGCACCGGTAATGTCTCCTGGACGCAATACCAAGAGCCTTTGAACATCAGAGTAACATTAGACGTCGAGGATATGGAGACGATGCTCCATATGCCGATGGTAGAGAACATGGGTGGTGCTGAAGGTATGTTGAAAGCTGCAGCTGATGAGGTTGCTGGCTTATTCAAAGGACCTAACGTCTTAGAAGGTGGATGGTTCGACTTTGATAGTCCTTTTAGTGACTACATGGCAGTATTGGGATCTTTGGACATGACAGCACAGATCTACTTCTTCCCGAAGTTGGTACGTAAATGGCGAGAAAGATTAGCCAGACAAGACAGTACTTCTAATGCTTCTTACTGGGGTATGATGGCGAGCAATAACCCTATTGCTGACATCGCCAAGTTGTTCGTCCCAGGGACATTCCCACGATGATTATATAAACGTCATACATCCTCAGTAGTACCGATAATGGTACTACTGAGGTGCTCTGCATGAACGAATGTGAATAAAGAATAGCCTTATTCCTTAGTAGTACCTGTTATAGGTACTACTAAGGACATATGTCGTCTACGCGAGGAAAGCTGTTTGCAATCGTATAGTATCCGTTTATGGATATCACATGCATGTTTTTAGTTATTTAGAAAAGGTATACCGATGTTATACACCAAGTTACAAAATGCTGCTATCCTGGCAGCACTGAATGATGTCGTCACCACGACCATCCATGGGGTCGCAGGTGATGACATCTCTGATAAGATCCAAGACCAAGGTCTGTCTTCTGTCAAAGATATCGTCTGGTCTAGACTGCAAGACCATTTCACTCAGATGTAAGGAGTACTATCCATGATTACCCAAAATGATCTTGCTAAAGCTTTAATGGTATCTTCTCAGTTAGAAGATAAGAATATTACTTTAACTGTCAAAGAAGACTCTTATCTGAGACCACTGGTCGAAGCGATCAGTCTTCCTCCAGAAGACGTGGTTACTAATCTTTCAGACAGTGAAGTGATCAATGATGTTGTTGGTATAACCAACAAAGTCCCTGTAGAGACACAGGAGTTCATCCCTTCCAGATACGACAGTGCTTTGTCTGATATCGTCAGCACTACGATCTCTGATTTTCAAGTATTGCTAAAGACAGTTAGAAGTGAGATCAATCCTTTTGTCAAAGCACTAGTTGATTCAGTACAACACGCAATAACTTCTTTAGATCCTAAAGATCTCATCAAGACTAAAGTCAATACTGCTGTAGTCCCTGATGTGATCTTAGACAGTCAGTTCCAAGAGCTGTTGAATCGATTCTCTCATTCTGAGGTAGTTGAAGGTGAGATCCCAGCATCTCCAGTACTTGCAGATGTTGACAGTAGTGTAATGATGGGATGGCTTGCTGGATATCCTGGTATCGGTAGTCTCTTGGTCAAAGATCTTAGTGATGATCTGGTCAAAGAAGTCTATCATGGGGTGTTCAGACAGAACTGGCGTGGGGTGAATAATCTTGGTCACTACTTAAGATATCATCCAGAGCATGTGAAGATTGCTTTGATTGTCTTTGTTCTCGCAAACTGGTTTATCAATGATCTTCCTGAAGGTAGTACTGGATCTCCTAGTGAAATACTCGACAATCTTGAGTATCTAAGAGGACAAGCAGGTCTTGCTATCAAGAGCTATCTTGAGAAGCTTGATAAAGAAGCCCAGAATGGCATCATCATCAGTTCTCGTTCTAATAACGAGATCCGAGTCAATCCTTTCACTTATCATGGTTGGATCAAAGACGGTGGTGATGTAGAGGCGATATTAGGTTTGTCATTACAAAGAAACACCTATCAGTCAGTAGAAGAGATCAATGAACACAAAGAAGAATTGAAATCTCTCTGGCAAGAACATGTCAACAATGTCACTAGAACAACTTCTGATGACATGGTACAACGTGTAAAAGAGTCACTGGAGTTTAACTTCCACCACTTGATCAGTGAAGATCCTTTCCATGTCAGTGAACAAGAGTATCGTGAAGTGACTACTTTGTTCACAGATCTCTTGCAATACGTGCGTCAACAAGATATCGAAAACATCCATGTCTTGACATTGAAACTAGTCTCAAGATCACTGGCTCCTATTTATCCTAGTCTGAATGCTGAGTTGTTCTTAAGTAGTATCGATACAGCTTTTTATAAATATCCCAATATCACAGTCAAAGAAGCAGCTTCTATAGCTGCGATCTACTATCTGGTCGATGCGATCGCTAGTGATATAGCTATCTCTAGATAAGGAGGGGATATGTTCGGCTATCTTCGTGATAGTGATGTTATCAAAAGCAACTTCAAAGTCATCAACAAAAGGTGGGTGGCTTTGAAGGACTGTGAGATCTATTTCCCTGTCGAGTATAAGCTTAAAGGTCTTGCTGAAGTAAGTGATCATGTCTACACCTTAGGGGTAGTCATGATCACGGTAGGTACTGTATACGCAGTTTTGAGTGTCAACGCCATGATCACTTTCAACCCTACTTCCATAGAAGAGATCAAGTACGGTAATGATCCTTACTACAAACTGAGCTTTGAAGCAGGAGACACGGTGATTGAGAACATTGATATCGTCAAACAAGATACATTGCCCTATCACATCTACGATCTCTTTATCTCCAAAGGTAAGATCCCTGCGTATATGAGCTATGTCGATATGTGTAGGCTCTTTGAGACCTCTAAGAGCTATGCTGATGCCAATGTAGGTAGTAGACCAGAAGTCGTACAACTCATGATCTCTTTGATCGCAAGGGCCAAAGAAGATAAAAGGATCTACTATCGTCAAGTAGTCGATAGTGATCCTGAGAGTAAGAATCTCGAGTGGATCAAGATGAGTAATATCGAGTATGGTGCCACCAACACCTTAAATAAGCTTGGTGGCAACTACTTCTCTGAAGGTGTCGCATCTGCTTTGATCAATCCGACAGAAAGACTAGAAAATATCGAGAGCTTACTGCGACAATAAGAAAGGATAAAATAGCAATGCAATATTTATCAACAGCAAGAAGATCTCCTGGAAGGGAGATCTTCTTTGAATGTACCAGACTCCGTGGCAGCGGTAAACAAGGTATCATCAAACCTGATGCTGATGGTTGTTATACCCAAGTGATCGGTGGTCTTAATGCTTACAACAGCATGGAGGATTTCTACGATCTAGAAGCAGGCGTTAGGTTCTTCCAACAACAATCCTCTTTCAATAGACGGATCAATCGTGGGGTGTTAAGGGCTGAATATGGTCATCCCAAGATGCCCATAGGTAGCAAAGACAAATACGACTATGGTATCAGATACACTCGTATCGAGGAGACCATGATCTGCGGTACTTGGCGCAAGATCTGGTTATCACCTGAGAAATTAAAAGATGAAAGAGGGAGAACGATCGTTCCAGTCATGGGAACGATCTATCCCTCTGGTCCTTACCGAGAATCTTTGATCCATGCTTTTGAGTCTCCTGGTGAGCAGGTATGTTTCTCGATCAGGTCATTAACCAAAGACTATCCTCGAGGAGATGGTACCTACATCAAGAAACTGGTTGACATCATCACCTTTGACTATGTCAATGAACCAGGTATCTGGAACGCTGAGAAGTTATTGACACCATCTATCGAGTCGATCGAACAGATCAGAGTCGATGGCATGAAGTTCTTAGACAGACTCAATGAGATCCCATCTGTAAGTGCTGAGTCCTTTGATATCATCCATGTCAGAGAGAATTTATCAGCGCTTATCGAAGAAGAAAGAAAACTGCAAGCACAGCGTAGCAATATCATCTTCAGCAGGTGGTGATAGATGAATATCGATATCACGAAAAATGAAGTAGACAATGTCACCAGTCTGATCAATACTGCTATGGCTAAGACCTATAGTGGTCTTAGTTTCACGGATCTTACTGTCATTGATGGTGTAGGTATTGATACCGTCAGTAAGAGTGCTCCCAACCATGACTATGTCTCTAATACCAAAGTCAGTATCAGTGGTAGTAGTGATTACGATGGTCCTGATGGGATCGAGTATAGACGGATCGATATCCATCTGCAGCATGAGCTCTTAGGAGGTGCTGATAGTACCACCCACAACAAGAGCTATAGCGAAGAAGAGATCAATGGTGTCTGTGATGCTATCATCGCTAAAGCCAAACTGCGTAAAGAGAGTCTAGATATCGTCTATGACTCTGTCACAGGACAAGATCACATCAAGAAGATCAAGCTTTCTGCCAAAAGAGGTAGTTTGCTATACATCGGTAAGTTGGAAATCACGGTCACTTTTAAGGTAAAGACGTTGAAGTTGGATGGATTTAAGTATGAGCTTAAAAACCAACCTTAACGTCTATAAATAAAGATCATCGAAAAAGCGTCATATAGCCTTACTCCTTAGTACTGCCCCATAGGCAGTACTAAGGACATATGCCGTCTAGGCTATCTGAGTGGCAGACACTGTAAGTGCCTGGAAGGAGGAAATGACGTGTAAATAGATATCTAATATTGTTATTACCGTAAGGAAGGTAAACGAAGATACTATGATGTTTTCCGGGGACCCCTGTGAAAACATGTATTTTCTATTTCTATACTTGTTTAAAAAGGACGACCTTGATGAAACTTGACCACACCAAATCTGCCAAAGTAAACCTCCTGGCACTTGTCAACCAAACCAACAGCACCAGTCTTGCCGAAGGAGATATCGATTTTGGTACACCTTCTGTGATCGCAGGTGCTTCTTTGCCTCATGACAAAACCACTGCGAATACAAATCTTGCTGTCAATACCAAGGTCACCATGACCGGCAAAGGTAATGCTGCAGGCAGTGTTGAGATCCAATATAGAAGAATCTCTATCCGTAAGCAATATCAGTTCCGTATCGGTGAATCGACTAATCCTACATTGACGGTGATCAAATCTAAGATCCCCACCTTTGATGAAAGCTCTATTAAGAGTCTTTTGGTCAGTGAACTGAAACTGATCGAATCCTCAGTAGACATCACTGTCACCATCAACACTGGTGATAACGCATCTGCGACGATCACCGCTAAAGAAAATGATCTTGTCTATGTCGCAGATGAAACAGCATTTATGATCACTGTCCAACGTGATGATAAGATCCAGCTCCCAGAAGTGATCACGACTACCAGCTTGAGTGGTTTCGAGTATGATCTGGAGTATGCTGCTAAGAATGGCTACACCTTTAGTGGCTAAGGATAGTAGATGAAGATCACTAAGAATGCAAGTGCGAAAGAGATCATCTTAAAGATGGTCTCTATCCCTGAAGGGGATATCGATGAGTTTGATATAGGTACACCAGCTGTCTTAAAAGCTGTGGCTAGTATCGACTCAGGGAATATCAATACCGCTATCGAAGCTGATACTAAGATTGTCATCTCTGCCAAAAGTGATAGTACTAGCTACAAAGGCAGTAAAGAGATCCAGTACAGAAGAATCAATCTCCAGAATCAATGGATCTTGTTATTTGGGAAGACTCGTCTTAACTGGAAATATAACCAGAAGATGATCCCAGAGCTCACAGAAGAGAACGTTAAGAAACACATCAATAACATCCTCTATCATGTCGACAGTGAGATCAGCTATGAGTTCACCAAGATCAATGATGAGCAAGCAAAGATCACTTTAGATGCGATTAGTAATAGTCTCTTGTATACCACAGATGGCAACAAGATCGAGATCAATCTTGAATACGTCCGTCGTAAACAGGATATCTCAAGTATCCATCTCAATGATGACAATACTTTCGAGTATGAGACTGTCGTTGAGATCCCTGAGGTGACTTTAGAAGCATTTACGGTGTAGGTGAGTCATGAGTACGAGAACACAGAAAATCGCGATGAGTTATCCACTGGGGCAAGCTGTTAATAAGTATCTTGAGACTTATTTTGGTATCGAAGAAGGGAAAGCTGATGGTGTCATTACTGGCAGTGCTACTGTTACTGCAGACGATCAGACTCCTGCTAACTTCTACGATGACAAAACCGCACGTGAGATCAATAGAGAGTTGCCTAGTAATACATCTTTTCAAACCGATCAGATCTTGCATAGCAAGACACAGATTGATAAGAACTTAACGGGTTTTGGTTTTAAGATCGGTAAGATCAAATACCATCGCATCGATCCGGTATTGGTATTGAAACTAAGAACTCCTACTTGGGAAGACTTTGTGAAGTATCACGACCAAGAGATCGCCCATAGTGGGGATTATCAGAAGGTCAGAGAAGTCTTGGTGAAGATCTTTGATCTTGACAACATGTCTAGTTATCTTAACAATGATAATATCATCAGGATCTCCTCTAGTGTATCTGGTGGTAAACCCATGTATCAAGTTGATCTGGTAGGTGAGGCTTGTAAGCAAGTATTCACCAAAACTACCATTTTGCTCTATCCGGAACACGATCCTTCAGGACCCTTTGTAAGTTAAAGACAGTTATCATGGAAATCAATATCGCGTTAACCGAAAAACAAAATATCTTGGCTTTATTGCAAAGCCGTAGTAAAGGACAGATGACTGATTTTGATTTCAGTAAACATGAAGATGAATTTGAAATCGGTCAGCCTGTAGAGATCAGTAGTCATCTCGACTATAATCACCCCAATGATCATGTCGAGCCTAACACAGAAGTCATCATCACTGCTAAAGATGATAGTGTTCTGGTGACAGGATCCTGTACTTTGAGGTATAGAAGGCTTAGTATCGAAGACCAGTGGAAGATCATCTTCAAGACCGATAACAGTCTCTATCGTTATCCTCCTGAGAAATACGTCGGAGGACTAACTGAAGAAGGGATACTGATGGACTTCTTCGTTAGAGTCTTTCCCATCCAACTAGACTTCCTAGATATGGATTTTGATCTCAATGGTGAAGAAGGTAAAGTAACGCTTACTGCTAAGGAAGATAGCTACTTATTCACAGGACAGAAGATCATTGGTTTTAGACCTAAGGTCGTGAAACCAGCAATAAGTAAAGTCATCCCAGGTGTATGGGATGACTTCTTTGCTTATGATGTCACACCTATGGGATCACTAGACATCACGGATCTAGGAGAAGCACATGGTTAAACTAGATCCAAGTAAGAGTAGTCTAGAGAACTTCTTAAAGCTAATCAAAGACAGCAATCCTAATTTCGATATCAAAGATATCGAAGTAAAAGCAGTCGAAGAACTTGAAGAAGGGATTCAAAATTACGAAAAAGACGATGTCAATACCACGGTGGTCAACAACACTAAAGCAACTTTCTCAGTTGTTGCTGGGAAAGGCTACGCTGGTGAGGTTACAGTAGTCTATAGAAGGATCCATCTGGGAGAACAGCTTAATCTCTATAGCCAGTCTGTTGGCAATCCTTCTACCGTGTACTTAGGGATAGATGATAGTCTACTTCCTAAGGATGAGTCTGAAGACATAGATGAGGCGTATTTTACTCACACTTGTCGTGGATTAGGATTTATCGCTGATGCTTTAGAATACAGATTCTATCGTAATGGTGGTGGGTACTTGATGCAGCTCATACCGAAGTATGAAAACCTGATCTACACGGGTGGTTGTTTGGTCAATATCAAGACCTACAAAGCTAAGAAAGATCTTGGTAGTCTGATCAAGAATACCCAGATGCTAGATCTTGAGTATCCTCTTACTTTGGAGATCAAACAGATCATCTTGGATGAATTTGAATATGGTTGAGTTATGTTGACAAGAAGAAAGGAAGTATTAGACCTTAGTCAAGGGGAGTCTGCTTTGATCTTAAAGATCAAGCAGTACTACCAAGACTATCTCGGTATCGATGAAAGTAAATTAACGGTGACCTTGAAAGGTGGGGTGGAAAGTATAGATCTACCGAAAGACTACTACCTTAATCATCCTGATATCAAGAGTATCGATGGAGATATCGAACCTAACACTAAAGTGATTGCACTCGTTAATGGTGTGGAAGTTGAGATCCATTATCGTAGACTGAACTTAGCTGAGCTGTTAAACCGACTGAGTCCTACATGGGAGGATTTCAGTGAAGGGATGAGTGAAGAATGGAAGACATCTGTTGGTGTCACAGTCAGTGTAAAGAATGTCCCTATCGAGCGTAAACGCATCAGTGATCGGTTCAAGGAGATCTTGAACCTACGTCACGATGGTGAGATCGAAAGTAAGTTAACCACACCTGGGAGACAGAAGAAGTTCGCCATGACTTTTCCGGTATCTCCTTATGTGCTGGAGGATAATAGCTTTGACTTTTATCCCAAGGGGTACAAGGGAAAGATATTTGTTCCTGTTCCTAAACCTGAAAATCTTGTTAAAGAGATTGCCTCTTCAGGTCTTCGTTATAATACGTGATGTCACTATACTACACGTCATACAGAGCACCTCAGTAGGACTAATGATAGTCCTACTGAGGATGTATGATGCATGATGTGAACTTATACACAAAAGGAATACTCAAACATGTTCATTGAGAAAGGTTTAACATTTAAACAACATATCGTCAAGTACCTAAAGAGCAAGAACATCGATATCGAAGAAGATGACTTCGAAGTAGAGAATGTCAGAAATATCGATGGATCAGCTGATCATGTACTGGATGATAATAAATTTATCCTTGACAAAAGTACTAAAGATAAGAAAGTGTTTCAGGTTGATGCTTCTCAGTATAACAAGTATGTCAAACCCAACACCATCGTTAAGATCAAATCCACCGAGAAGAGTAAACGATTCATCGGTGAGATCGATATTAAATACCATAGAGCAACACCTAAGAATGCTATCAGACTAAAGATCATCAAAGATCAACTTGAGAATATCAATAAGTACGAAAAGAAAGGTGTAAAGTCTTCTAAAGGTGAAGAGATCTATCTCATCTACAATAAACCTATCACAGATACTGCAGAATGTAAGAAAGATCTGTCTAACAAGATCTATCGTGTTTTTAAAGACCATTTTTTCAATATCGATCAATATAAGAAAGATGGTAGTGATGATCCTGTCAACAAAGATGCCATGATCTCAAACATGGTCCATACTGCTACTGAGACGACGGACTACTGGACGATTAATATCACTCCAATAGAACCCAAAGAGGGACCTGAACACAACGTCTTTTATAACGCTAAGTTCAACATGCCTGTGATCCTCTACCATGACAGGTTTGTAGCTTATCCTAAAGATCCTAAGTTAGCATATCAGCCTGTATCACAGAAGCTAGGTAACCGTATCACCAAGATCGGTATCGATAAAGACTACAGCAATGAACACATCTATACCGTCATCACCACTTTCAGAGAAAACAGCTCTGACAGGACTGTTGAGATGGAATCAGAACCTGTGAAGTTTGGTCATGTCCCTAGTGAAGTTGAGTATAACAGAATCATCCCTTATATAGCAGAGAATGCTAATGTCAGATGGAACTATGCTTTCACTGAAAATGGTCAATGGGAATGTCCAGATAAGTACTATATCTCTCAATTAGGGTTCACCTTACAAGAACAGAAGAACCTACCGATGTACATGGAGACACAGTTTGTATACTTTGTCTTTGCCAAGATCGGTAATATTGATCACCCTTATGCCGAGACTGCAGGTGAGAACCGTGGGATCAATGATGCTGGGAGAGTCTTTGTTGATGGAGAGATGATCTATTTAGATCACCCCATCACCGAAGCTGAGAAGAAGTCTATCACAGCAGCCGTAGATAACAACAAAGCTGTGGTCTTCGATTATAAAAACTTCAAGAAGTTTACGGGATATAAAAGACCTTATTCGATCAAGTTGGTTGATACTGAACAACTAGAACGTGCTCGTAATAGTGCTGGTCAAGAGCAATACGTCGGTAATCTCTTCGTCTATCGTAACAAATACGAGATCACGAACAATACTACTCACGAGAAAAAGATCGTCTACTCAGAACCCTTTACCTTTGATCAGCTACCTACCAATGTCAATCTTGCCAAAGGTAATATCGCCTATGGGGAATATATCCTTGGTGAAGTCACCAATGAAGGAGAACTGCAAGTAGACTATCGTGGGGTAAAACAGTATGCAGTAAACGATATCCAACGCAACAACCAGCTATACACGCGTAATAAACAGATCTTACGTGTCAATGAGGCTAATGGTGTTGATATCTCTAGTAAGTATGTTTATCAGGTCGTCTATTACTACAACAACAAGCCCATGGGAGCACAGAGAAACAATCCTGATCTCTATACCAAAGGAGAATCTCCATTGATAGAGTTTACCAATAAACCCAGTGCTGCAGTTTTAGCACAGATCAATAATACCGCTACCTTATCAGGTACTAAAGTGGTGTTAAGATCAATGGGTGATGGTAAAGAGTATCAGATAGACAACACTTTGCTCAACCACTACGGTATCGAAGTCTCTTATTTCAGACAGAAACAAGGTTATAGCAATAGCCAGTATGTTTACTTTGGTTATTTCTCTGTCTGGTACGTCAAAGACCGTAAACGGATCTATCTGAAACACACAGTCACACCCCTTTATCGTAGCCCTCGTGGTGTGCAGTATCCACTCGATGCTAATGCCCTAAAAGGACTCACTTGTACTTTGTTAAACATCAATGGTGATATCAAACTCGCTAACGATGCTAGTAAAGTAGTACTACACGTCAATACACTCGGTAAGATGTGGGATAAGAATAATGAGAAGATCTTGACTTACGATCAGCAAGTCTTTAAACCATTGCCGATACCGGAATAAACGTCATATAACCCTTATCCTCTACTAGGACTTTAAATAGTCCTAGTAGAGGTCTATGACGTGTATATGTCTATCAAGATACAGATATAAATCATATCTCTGAAGCATCTATACACAGGAGTTTACATGAATATCCAAGATGAGATCTTATCCTTAAAGAAGACCATCAAAGAACTTGATCATCACTACTATCAAAAGTCTCATCCACTCACTACAGATCTAGAGTACGATCAGTTGGTGCAAAGACTTAAACATTTAGAATCCTTGACTTACACAGATCAAGACTCTCCTACTAAGACTATCACTGATACCAAAGATCCCTCATTTAAAGAGATCAAACATCTTACACCGATGTTATCACTCTCCAATGTCTTTATCCCCTCTACTGGAGATAAAGACTATCTAGCAAAGTTCTTAGCATCCTTACAAGAGCATGTCGATATTGCTGCTATCGACTTCTCTATCGAAGAGAAGTTCGATGGTCTTGCATGTAATCTCATCTATGAAAAAGGGGTATTGGTATCAGCAGCTACCCGTGGAGACGGATCTATCGGTGAAGATGTGTTAAAGAACGTCCTCATGATCGAAGATATCCCTGAAAATATCGTCCCGTGGATAGAGATACCAGAGGTGATCGAGATCCGTGGAGAGGTCTATGTCAGAAGGTCTGTATTCGCGAGCCTCAATGAAAAGCATAAGTCATTTAGTAATTGCCGTAATCTCGCTAGTGGTAGTCTACGTGTCAAATATCCTAAGATCACGCAAGAAAGACGGTTATCCTTCTTCTCTTATGGCGTAGGATATCACAGTAGTGCTATCCCTGATAGCTATACAGAAGTGTTATCTTGGTTAAATGAACTGGGATTTAAAACATCTCCTTTGCAGAGGAGATGTCGGATGGATGGATTATATCGCTGTGTGGATGAGATAGGACAGATGAGGGATAAACTAGACTACGATATCGATGGCTGTGTCATCAAAGTAGACAGTCTTACACTACAAGAAAGGTTGGGATATAAACACAGAGATCCCTACTGGGCTATCGCTGTCAAGTATCCCAGTCAAGAAGTCGTCAGCCAAATAAAAGATATCCAGATCTTTGTAGGTAGGACAGGTGTCATCACTCCAGTCTCTGTCATCGATGAAGTGGAGGTCGGTGGTGCTAGAGTCAACAATGTCTCTCTAGCAAACTTTGATCTGATCGAGGTGAAAGATATCCGTATCGGGGATTATGTCTTTGTTAGACGTAGTGGAGAAGTGATCCCACAGATCACAGAAGTGATCTTGGGTAGAAGAGATCCATCACTGGTGAAATATGCCACCCCAGAGAGATGTCCTTGTTGTCAGGAGGTATTAGTCAAAGATGGGAGTTATTTAAAGTGTATCAATAGACACTGTTTAGATGTCGTTAAAGCTAAGATGATCTATCTTGCTAGTAAAGAAGTGTTAGATATCGATGGTCTTGGTGAAAGTACCATCGATATGCTGGTATATCTGGGTTATTTAAAAGAACCGAGTGATCTCTATCTACTCGATGAATTTAGACTGACACAAGTAACCAACAGCACTAAGCTCAATGAGAAGATCTTAGAGAACATCCATGGTAAACAAACTCTCTCTTTACAGAAAGTCCTTTTGACGCTGATGATCGACAACTGTGGACCCAGTATCTGTAAGTTACTTGGTAGTAGATACAGTTTAGATGATCTTAGATCAATAAGTGTAGAAGAGCTTAAAGTCATCCCAGGTATCGGTGAGACTATCGCAAACAATATCTATCAGTACTTCCATGATGAGGATAATCTAAGGTCATTAGACAGGCTGTTATCCGTGATCCATATCCAAGAAGATGTTATTATCGATGATGCATTCTTGTTGAAAGGTAAGCATATCTGTATCACGGGTAGTTTCTCTGTCAGTAGAAGTCAGTTAAAACAATATCTGGAACAAAGAGGTTGTATTGTCAGTAACAGTGTCAGTAAACACACGGATTATCTTCTCTGTGGGGAAGGAGATCAAGGGAGTAAATACCAGAAAGCTGTCAAGTTAAGTACTCCTCTGATCCATGAAGAAGACTTTGTTCAATATGGTATCTTGATTTAAATGCACATCACCCCTTACCCAGGATCATGTATCCTGGGTAAGGGTATATGACGTCTATGCTTTTATTTTGGTTATTGTTAACATGCTCTAGAAGGCTCTCAGAGACTCTCTAGGACGATATCTTGGACGACCCTAATAAAGTATATTACTTTTATTGTAAGATGTCTTATAGAGCTTTATATAAAGGATTTGGTAAAATAGCGTCATATATCCTCACTAGGACCTTAGTAGTCCTAGTGAGGTATGGTGAATTTGTTATAACTCTAAGTAATGGCTTTTATCATAGTTCTCAGTCTGAAGCAATGATCCTTTCACCCCACGATCTGCAAGATAGCTGATCAAAGAGAGCATAGAAGGATCCATAGCTGCTCCATGGGACTGATCTACCACATCAAAACGATGGTTCCTAAATACATAGTTGTTGCCCATCTCCATGATGTCCAAAGTCTGTTCTTCCATGGATCCAAAGTAACGTGGGATATGGATGGAGATATCAGGATCACCATAAGTGTACATTGAAGAATGAAAACCAGTTCTGGCTTCGATACGAAAGACGTGATGACGATCACTACCTTTCAAGGTCAAGATGGTATTGACATAACCATCTTTGACTTGTTCGACATAGCACTCGGTATTGGTATATTGCTTCATCTTAGTTAAAAGCTCATCTACAGTGAATATATCTTTCTTCAGATGCTTCTCTTCACGAGAGATGATCTTATTCACTTCAAGATCCCCAATGGTCACAAAAGGGCATTCTTTCCCGATGAAATAAGCATCAGACAAAGACTTAACCCTTCTTAGGAGCTTCAGGAGTCCTACCATGGACTCCTCAGCATAAGTAGAGGTATGGACTAAACAGTCATTCAACCCTGATTCATAGCACCAACACTGTCCTTCACGGGTAGTGATGAAGTAGGATTGTCTTTTGTTCGATAAAGATCCCCAAGGGAACAAGATCGCTAGATGATGGTCGCCTTTAAAGTGGCGACCTGTGATCTCACCACGAGGATCTTTGTAGCTGTTAGCATACATGTCTTTACGGGTATGGATCTCAATGGTGGTTAAGACATCATTACGGTCGATAGCACTGATCACGTACTTACTGTACGGGATCTTCTTATTACCACTCATGGTGTCTCTAGGTTCAGTCACATGGAGTTTAGTAGCATGCTCTAAGGTAGTGTAGATTAAGTCATGTAAACCACGATAAGAATAGAACTTATTTCCCAAGTGTTCTTTATCTGCTTTAAAGTGCTGATACATCAGTAAAACCTCTTGTAATTACGGGATACATAACCGTATTTTACGCTGTGAAGAATAAAAGTATACTACAGTTAGTAGGAATATTATTTGTCTTATCTCACGTAGTTTAAGCTGCATAAAGATGTGTGCTAAATCAAATAATAAAGTAAATTTAGTAAAGAATTAAACTAAGTAAGTGAGTTGATATTAAGGTAAATCAAGTAAAATCAAGTAGAGTTGAGTTAAACTAAGTAAAACCAAGTTAAGGAAAATTGAGTTAAGTTAAACCAAATAGAGGAAAATCAAGTAAAACTAAGTAAAATTGAATAAAATCAATTTAAGGTAAATAGAGGAGAATAGAGTAGAGTAGAGGTAAATTGAGGAGAGGAAAGTAGAGTAAAGAGTAGTTAATCATCAGTGGACCTATGGTCC